CAACAGTGTACTGAGTGCTCACAACAGGAGCACCAGTTGCGTTAACATAAGCACACATACAAAACAACCCACGGGTGGTTGGGACGGTAGTACCGTCATTAAACTTGACACGCTGAGGATAGTGCTTGGTCAAGTTAAAACTGAAGTTACAGTTATACTTGAAGTCGTTGTTCGCACTGTTCTGAAGATTACCGTTGGAACCAACGCCAGTATTAAAAGCTGCTCCCAACTTGAAAGTCCTGGAAGCAAGAATGCGGTATCTATCCGCATTAACAGGGCTCCACATATCGACTAAATCGTTCTGGAAGCCCTTGGATGAATTTCCATTCTGGAAAAAGTCATTAGCGGCCTGAGGATTGGGCAGCGCAGTGGGGTCAGTCTTATCGTAGAAAATCCACATCTTCAACTGAACCGGCTGGGGGGCAGCATTGAAAGTAGAATCAAATGCTCTAGGGGCCAAAGTTCCCTTGAACATAAGCTTCTTAGTCTTGATCTCATTTCCAATCCGGTTGCCCTGGGCTGTACCCGGAGGAATGATGAGAGAGGTGGGATCGACTCCCACAGGAAACACATTATCGGTAGGAAACGAAGCATTTCCGACAGCATACAAACGAACATCGTAATTATAATATTGAGAAGTCTTGTTCTCAACATTACGAGCAATCTCCTTACGAATCATCTTCTTCAGAGGCATCGCTCTTTTCTTAGGGGCATAGGACTTACGCTTGTAAGTCTTCTTATTCTTCGAATAAGATTTCTTGTTGTTGTAATTTTTGCGAGAATATACCATCTTTTGATTAATTATGAATTTACAAATAAGATGGAACTGATGACGAGAGACGCATCCGGGGTTCGACAGGAAGTCTAGGAACCGGGGGAATAAATGTGTGGACCACAGCAGGCGGGAAAGGAGAAAGGGTTAACATAGTCACCCTTCTCATGATCGCATCGACAGTCTTGGTATCTTCCCAAATCTCACTAGGAGTATACTGGGAAGTGACGATGACTTTCTTGGGCCGGATGAATTCCTGCCCACCTTTGAATTGAGCCTGGAAAGGATAACGATCGAGCCATCTCTTCATGTCTCCGCCCTGTTTAACTTGATACTTATCGAAGTCGTCAATAATAACAACTTCCTCTCCATTGTAACCGTCCCACCAAATAGAATTGGGGTCCTTAATATAGGCACCGGGATTTTCATCCCGAGCACGTCTGGATTTGCCGCAGCCAGTCTCTCCGACAAACCACTGATGAGGCATATCCCCCTCAAGGGTGGAAATGTCCCTCTTTCTCTTCTTATTAACATGCTCAAAATTCTTCAATTTTGTAGCATATTCCATAGGATACTCAGACTTAAGAGTATCCCAATCACCAGACTCACACAGTTGAACAATGTGAGCCCAACGTTCTTTCTCAGATTCGCCTTTAGCTTTCTGATCCATAGGAATGACGCCGAGTTCTTGAAAATCACCGTCCTTGGAGCAATAATCACGATTCTGCTGGGCTGTACCGCGAGCGATCTCCCAGTGAGCCTGGGCATTGATCTTCTTAAGCGCATTAAGGCTCCGTGCATTTTTGAATGACACGAATCCCTGAAGGTGAGGAGTACCCGACTCACCTTTTTCTTTACCGACGATAATATACTTGCAATCAACATCGAGGATAGAGTCAAGCACATCGTCTGTGTAGTTATTAATTGTAAAACAAAAATTACGAGACTTCTCCATTTTTGATTAATTATGATTTTGGTGGCCCGGCACTTCGTGCCGGCCACACACTTTCACATGACTCCTAACGGAGTCATGTTCTAGAAGGTGTATCTTGTGCGGACACAGGGGAACCTGGGAATGGCACTTGACACACTAGGTCTAGGGTAATACTGTACCTAGACCCTCGTGTGCCGATTTAATAAAAAAATCGGATATTTCTAAACTACAATTTAATTAATTTAAGCATCTTCAAATTGATAGTCCAACATGTACTGCAGAGCAACAGTGTACTGAGTGCTCACAACAGGAGCACCAGTTGCGTTAACATAAGCACACATACAAAACAACCCACGGGTGGTTGGGACGGTAGTACCGTCATTAAACTTGACACGCTGAGGATA